AAGCTATTCTTCGAATAACTCCTCATACTTATATAGTACGAAAGACCAGCTTATGGCTGCTCTGGTTTCTCATTTATTAATTGTTGTTTCGGTTTATTTGTTTAGTAATTGTTGCACTAATACCTTTAATTCATCAATTTCAGCTTTCATTGAAATCTTCTCAAGTTTTTCTGCTTCAAGTTGTTCTTTAAGAGTGTCAACTTCCTGCTTCAACATACCGTGGTCAAATTGAAGATTTTCAACTTTAAAGTCAACTTCTTGTATTGCTTGAATAGAAATTGCAACAGAGCTATAAAGTTTTATAGCGTCTTTCTGTGGTGTGGTGAATACATCGTCAGTGTCCTCCGCAATCATACCGTAATTAATTGGAAGTGTAATAGACTCCCCTGACTCGAAGCGTTCAACATCTCTTATAAAGTGATACTGTTTGATGTTTACAGAGTTGATTTTATCTAAAGCAGAGAATGGAAGGTCTTCTATGTCCATTTTAAGCGTACGAGAAGAATTGGGGATAAATTCTTGCGCCCACATACGCCCTGTAGCAGATATATTTTCAGTAGCTCGTAGTGTTCTTAGCTTAATGTCTCGGAAGGCGTCACCTGTCGCACTTTTAATCTGTAATCCTTCACCTACATAGTCAGGATGCCTTGCCATTCTAAACATGATCTGATTTGCAAAAGTAAAATCTACATCTCCTTGAGCAGTTGGAGCTAAGTCTTTAATTGTCATTGCAGGGAATGACTTGTTATCACTTGTATAAAAATTAAAGTAGCCACGCTTAGCGGTCAAATTGATATCTTTAGAAGAACTCAAGGTGATAAAACCTGTAGTACCACCTGTGGAACTAGCAGTAAGAGAGATGTTACCGTTTGTATTAGTTAAACTCATATCGCCTATAGAGTTAATTTGCATTGCTCCATCATATCTGTAGAAATTGATATAGGAAGATTTAATGACGTCATTTCCATTACGACCTGTAGCAATCCCAATTGAAGCTACTGAGTTAGTGAATACGTTTGAATTTATTGTAGTTTGGTCAATTACTAATGATCCATTTAACGTCCCTGTCGTCTCATAATCATTACCAAGAATTAAAGCGGACTGAATGTTCCCATCTGTACGCTCAATGAATCCCAAATAACCTCTACTACGTCCACCACCGTATACAGTTAAATTCTGTGCATTTAAACGAATATGATTGGCGCCTGAACCCGCAGGAGCAGTTTGGATTGTAACACCTTGCAATGTCTGTGCTTTAAGGTGTTTTGCTTCAATGTAACCATCAAGATAAATTTTACTCGCTTGAATTAATACGGATTGAGCAGTTTGGTTAATCGTAGATGCAATTTCGTTATTTTTAACTCGCAAGTTAATCTCATCACTCATTAAAGATAATTGTGAAGTGTGATTATCTACTATAGCTTTACTTCCAAAACGTCCGTCAGAATCTGTTTTATTGTAAACATCATTTTTCTCTGCTTTGAGATTAATGCGGTCAGATTGTTGATTTATACTGGTTTCAATAGTAGATACCTTAGAGTCGAATTCAGAAGTAGCCACTTTTTTTGCAATCTCTCCAACAAGTTGGTCGTAGTTAGCATAATCTTTAGGGTTTTCCATGAAACTTGAAGGGTTCTCACCTTGTTGAAATTGTGGTTGAGAAGCCCAAATAAGGCCGTTTTTATTTATTCCTATACAAGCTTCAGCATGAGTAACAGCACTTGAAGGTACATCAGCAGTAACAGAAATAAATGTCCATACGCCATTAGTTAACTTATCTTTTAAAGTTACATTCGCAGTAGCAACTACAGTTAATCCATTTCGAAACTTAATTTCCAAATATCCATCTTGATCTAAGCTATCTTTACTATTTGTAAATACCCATGCAGATAACACTACTTTCCCTGAGTTAGATGCAACAGGAGTCATCTGGCTTATTCCTGTAAAAACGTTCCCTGTTAACCCTGTAGCTTGAATCTGAACAGAATTATACCCATCATGTCTTTTGGATGTTGTAGGTGTAACCGCTGTTCCTGCAGTAGCTGTCACGCTCCACTTACTAAGGCTTGGGGTTCTAGAGATAATCACACCAGAACTTGGGTTAATTTCTCTATCTTCAAATGCAGAATTGAATAGAATATTTGTACTGCCTAAACCACCTAAATAATCTTGCATTTGTTTTTCAGAGATTTTCGACTTCATGGATTCGTTAGTGAGTTCAAGATCCCTTTTAACTTCCTCGACATCCGGAACGACAACATCCCACGCTTCACCTGTCCATATTTTCAAAATACCAGGCTTACCACCACTAATATCACGCCATAGCGTTTTATTTGGTTTAAGACCCGCGATAGGAGGAGAAACACTTTCTATAATATCGACCATGTTTTGATCCATATAATCTTTTGTAGCAGTAGCTAAATCTTTAGCTGTTTTCGATTCTTCAACAGCTTCATTCGCCTTTTTAGCTGTATCATTTGCTTTTTCTTCTAATGCAGCAAACCATTCTTTCGATACTTTGTCATTAATCATGGAAAGCATCTTTTGATACAGTCTTCGCAACGCTTCATCTTGGTTGACTATTTCTACATAGTTTCCAAATGTGTGCTTGTTTTGATGCTTATCCTTATAGGAATTGTCTCCTGCAATAGCTCTCGCTTCTAGGTAAAGAGTCGGCGTCATACCTTCGTCGATAATACGGATTGTGTCTCCTTCTCTAACATCCTCATGCTCATACCCAAATACGCTAGATATGTCAACGGAATTCACTTCGTAAGTTACGATTGTAGAAACGCGCTTTTTCAGCTCCGTTTTGGCTAATGTTAACAATCGGGCCGGAGTAAGTTCATCTTTTTCAGATTCCGGTGTGTAAAATCCAAATTGGTGCTTCCCGTTCACATTCCAACGTTGAAACGCTGCTTCATCAACAATATATTGAACTCCGTTATTAACTGATTCGATAGTGATTAACTTGTCGTTTCCATCTGCATCTTGTCCTATATAATACGGGACTAATGCCGTAATAATGTTCTCAGAGTTCTCTATACGCTTGATTCCTACTAAATCTTTACCAAGTGTAACCTCTTTATTTGTTTCTCTACCACGCTTCTTAACAAGGTCGATGAATCTTCTTGGTTTTCCTGTTCCGATTTCTATCCTGTATTGGATTTCAATGTTGTCGAAGAGAGTTGCGATTTGCTGAATGAATTGCAAAGGGCTCATGGGTTTTTCTATTTTAAACGAGCGATTCCCTACAGCTTCGATAAACCCAACTTCCCAATCAGTATGACTAGTAGCAAACGTTAAATACTGTTTGGCACTCCAACTTTTAATCTCTCGCGGTGTCAAAGGAACCTCTTTATCAAGTAAAATCCACTCACCTGATGCATAGATAGTAAAATTGTGAGCTTCAGAGTCTTTTTCGATAGAAGTGATTACATAGGGAGTAATAACACCTGGATTCGTTTCTTTTAATATCAAATTCTTTTGTTGGATATAATCTAGAAACGGAGAATCTTCTAATAATTTGAAGTCCAGTATGTCGACGTTATCTTTGATCTCCCAGTGTCTTAGATCATCGAAATAATCCGCCGGCTGAATAGTAGCGATAATTTGCTTTGTTTTAAAATCCACAATGTGTAAATCTCCGCTTACCTTCTTCATTATTTGTACCTCTCCCTATAAACAATTCGCGCTGTCCCTATGTTAGATGGACGTATAATAATATCGTTCCGACCTCTTTTTACAGTAGGGAATCTACTAAAGATGTCTTTTAATCCAATTGCATTTGTTCCATTTATTGTTACTAGTGATCTCTCTGTATCTATCTGGACTTTATCCCCTACATCAAAAATATAAGGCGTTTCATCTAACGTTAATGTATTAATCTTCCAAAACTTCACATCTTCAATAAATGCTATTTCCGCTGGTGAATGAGGACCATAAGCGATACATCCTACAGCTACCTTTGCGACTGGTCTAGAAGTCATGGGGTTACTATCGGACTCATCTCTCCAAGTTTGGACAAAACTAGCATCATCTATTTCGGTATTTTTACGATACTTAGCAAAATAGAAACTCCACTCTTTACCTCTGCGTGCTACTGAAACATGACCCCTGAAATTATTAAATGTATCAGAAGACATCCCCATTTCGTCAGCAATCCACTTTCTAGAACCGCCTGAATCAATAATTGCTTGTGCGGTTGTCATTTCATGACTCATATACTCATCAGCCATTGCTAGTTCAACTATTACATTGTCGTTAGCATCTAAAAGCATTACTACCGTTTTCCCCATTCGGCTCCAATGACCAGATTGAAAATGCATTTGCACATCAAGTCTAAAGTCTTGAATAACACCACTTGTATTAGGGATAGTTCGTTTCATAAAGGGACCATGCCACTCAGTATCAGTTCCTGTTCCGTATGATTCAGGTGTAAAAGCATATCCTTGCCATACTTTCATTGCTCCTGAACTCTTATAAATCCCTATTTGACCAGTTACAGCTGTCCAAGGTGTTAAACTATTCATTTCGTCCCATATCAGGCGTTCGTCTTGTTTTACTACACGAGTTTTAACTCCGGTAGGATAACCGAGCCTAAAATATTCGTCTTCATTCCATACATCCAAGAATGGACTAGGGTTTGCCACTTCTATATCGATAATAGGATTTGTTCCTACTGTTCCCTTATTTTCAAAGGTCGCTTTTAATTCTTGATTCTGCACCAGCATAACTTCTGTTTTAATAGCCCCTAATTTATAAGGCATAGGGCAGACAAATCTAATCTTTCCTTTTCCTCTAAAAATTAATTCATCTATATCTGCTCCACCATCAATTACAGCCATGTATGTGCGATCTGGTTCATCATCAAAAATTAATTCGCAAGGTTGATCTGTCACAAGCCAATCCGCTAAATCTTCTTTCATCTTCTGCATTTCGCTTTGGCTACCCGCCCTAATAATGACAGGGACTTCTATTGTTCTTACATTTGTATTCGTTTGTAGGAGATACCCCCCTGCTTTAGAAGGAACCTTTAAGATATCTCTCTCAACAGGAGACCATGCAGGTCGGTTAAATCCCATTAAGATAAAGATGTAGTCTTTACGTATTCCATTAAATGAAAAACTACCTGATGACATTTGACTATCTCCTTCCTATTTCATCTATAAAAAACACCTCCCTTAGTTAAAAGGAAGGTGTTACAGTTGGTTTAAATTGCGCAAGACGTTGCTTTCGTCTGTTATTCGTAGTTTCTACAGGTTGTGCTAATACTTCTCCAACAACCTTTTTATCCATTACGATGTACGTGTTATTTTGATTGCTCTGATTATTATCTTGAGGCTTTGTTTTAACTTGTCTCTCTTGTTTAGGTGCTATATAAGCAGCCTGTTGTGCCGTAGGATTAACGTTAATCATATCGTTCACAAATCTCTTAGAGCTTGAAAATGCGGAATTCAGAGCTGCGTTATCAATATCACCACCGACGATATCACCCATAACGATATCATCCTTCAGTGACGAGAATCCATCTAATACAGATTCGGCTAATGTACGTGCTTTTTTAACCGCATATTTAGTCATACCAACAACACCATTAGCAAGTCCTTCAGTAACAAATTCACCCATCGCATAAGTTACGCGAGACGGGGAATGAATATCGAAGAAGTCCGCGATTCCATCTTTGATACTGCTTGCTACACGTTTTACGGCAGATACAGCTTTCCCGACCATTCCGGAAATACCATTAATCAGACCTTGGATGATGTCTTTGCCGATGTCTTTAAGCATTGTACCTGCGTTACTGAAGCATTTAAGGATAGCTCCAATAACTTCAGTGATAATCGTAGAAGATAAACGACCTACAGTCTTCACGATACCATTAATTAAAGCGATAAGTAACTTAACACCTGTCTCTAGGATTTGTGGCAAGTTAGCTACAATCACTTTAATGAACTCCCATGTTAATTCCCATGCTTTCTTTAGAAGACCAGGAAGAGCTCGTATGATACCTCTAATGATAGACTCTACTATTTGAATCCCTTTTTCTAGGATCGTAGGGAAATTATCCACTAATCCTTTTGCTAATTGGATAATCATTTTAAGCCCAGCGTCTAGCAATTTAGGAAGGACTTTAACGATACCGTCAATAAGTTTCATAAGAATATCAATACCGGTCTGCAGAATTTGCGGTAAGTGCTTAATGATTGAATCTAGAAACTTATTCATCATGTCATAGCCCATTTGCACCCATTGAGGGAACCTTTGCACTATACCATTAATCAATTCAGTTAAAATCTTAATCCCTGCTTCTATGATTTTAGGTAACATATTATTGATACCTGTTAGAAGCATTTCAATGATTTTAAGAGCCATTTCTAAAATTTTAGGTAGATTGTCCGCTACCCCTTTGCAGATACTCATAATCATGTCTAAACCTGCATTAATTAATGACGGGGCCATTGCAATAACTGCATTCATTAGAGCGTTTGTAGCATTAACAATTACGTCTATAGCCATTTGTATGAGTATAGGAAGTGCCGTGACTAATCCATCTACTAACTTAGAAATTATATCAATACCTATCTGCAATATTGTAGGAAGCATTCCAACTATTGTTTCTGCAAACTTTAGCAAGATACTGCCTGCAGTTGCTAAGAAGTTAGGAAACATTGTGTTGATACCGTTCACGATTGTAGGTAGAAAATGAGATGCTGTAATTAGTAATGCAGGTAACCCACCAAGTAGCATTCCTATCAGTGTAGGCATAATTGTCATGAAGATCTGCCCTAGTTGAGATGTATCTCCGCCTAAAGCTAATCTAACAGCCTCTACTAAACTAGAAATAGCTGTTTTGATAGTTAGAATCGCATTCCCTATAAGAACACCTGCCGTTTGGAACCCAACAGGCATAAGGTTTAACCATCCGTTCATTAAACTGCCTGTAGATGCGACAGAAAGAAGATATCTACCTAAATTAAGAAACGCATAACCAACTTGATTAAGTGGACCGAATAAAGATGTAAACGATGTTGTCATGGATACTATGGTATTCGCAATAGATGTCGCTGCCGCTTGCCAACTTACAGGAAGATGTGTGATCCAATCGTTCATTGCGTCTCCATCTAACGCAGCGAAATACAAATACTTCCCTAGCGCAACAATGGATTGTCCGAACGAATTAACCGCTAGCATTGCCGGTGCAAACGAACTTGCTAATCCTTGCACACTTGGCGGTAAAGCATTTAAGGCATCAGAAAAGATGTTTCCTGTAAATGCTACGTTTGTTAAATAGCTACCTAGCTGTAGTAAATCTTTCCCTAGCTGTATCGTAGCGCCGAATAAAGAGCTGATATGACCTCTTATCGTCGATACAGCTTGTCCTGTAGCCATTGCAGCGCCTTGCCAAGATTCAGGGAGATGAGTAATCCAGTCGTTGAGATGGTCGCCGTCTAAAGCCGTGTAGTAAAGGTATTTACCTAAACTAGCCATATTAGAGCCAAACTCTAAGGATTTCTTCCCTGCTGTAGCGAATCCCGTTTGCAGAGCTTTTATGCTATTCTGAACCATATCTGATTTGTAAGCACTTTGGATTAATTCAGATGTATTTTTAACAAGCGCACTCCCGAAATCTTTAATGCTTTTAATAGTCCCGTCTACAAATCCCTTGAATTTCTCATTTGTTTTATAAAAATGGGTGAATCCTACCGTTAACCCTGCTATTGCTGCCGCTAATATCCATACAGGAGTTGACATTGTAGCGAACGCAGTCACAACCGGCATTATAATAGGCCGTAATGCGAAGAGAATCGCTCTCAATCCTCTGAAATATCCAACACCGAGTGCTAAAGGTAACATAAGTGCCATCAATGCAGGGACTAGCATAATAGTACCTTGAATAAATCTTGCCATGACAGGGTGCGCTTCATTGAATGCTATAGTTAATTCTGCTAGTTTCGTAACAAAGTTGAAGATAGGAATTGCAACAGCAGCAAAGGCTTGTCTCATCGGCTCTAAGGCTTTCGTAAGTTTCTCAATCATTTCGTTGTATGCTTCAGCGTATTTAGGGTTTAGCTCCATGTTAGCTTTGTGCAAAGCTCCATACATGAATAAAGCGGACATCCCGACACCGATCGCAACGATAGGCATCCCCATCATAACTGTATTAAGCCTCATCGCTTCATCCGTCAGGGTTTTCATACTTGCCTGCGGTCCATGTAACTCTAACGCTATTTGTGCAGCTGATCCACTACGAGCCACCCTATCCAAACTATCTACCAAAGCCAGAGCAGGTCTGGCCGTATTGTATAATGGATTTTTCATCTGATCCAAGTTCTTAGTTGTTTTAGATGCTGCAGAAGACATCGCATTCATAGCACCGATAGTTTGAAGCATTCCCATCATTGCTAGTCTATTAGCGTTAATTTGCGCGTCTTGTGAAGCTTTCATTGCCTTTCCTATATCGTTAGCTTGATTTATGAATGCTTGGTTTGTACCTTGAAAGTCCTTTGAAGCCTGAGCCATTTGATAAAATCCATAAGTCGCTTTGATTTGGTCTTCTTTAAAAGGAATCATAGCCATTTTCTGAGCGTGAAATCCTTGTCTCATTTCTTCCATCATGCCCCTAGCTTCAGCAGACATATATCGGAATGACCCACCCATATCACTCATAAGCCCGCCTATCTCATTACCATAAGCACGGCGATATTGCCTAGCGTAATACTCAGAGTCTCCTACCATTCCTTGCATTCCTCGACCCATTTCGTTACGCATTCCCTGAGCTGCCTGTCCCATGTTATTTCCGATGCGACCTAATTCAGCATTAACGCGTTGCACATCCCTACGGATGTTATCTGATTCTAACCGGGTTTCTATATCAACACGTCCGTCAGCCATTTGAAGTCACCTGCCTTTTTTGCGCCTCTAATCTTTTTAGGTACGCCTTATACTCCATTTCTTCTCTAATGGCTTTTGCTTCCGGCAGTTCGTACCGCTCTTTCATTTTTTTGATTCGCTTTCGTTCTTCAGCGTTATGTTTATCTTTCTTAGGTATTTCGCAAGTCCGATAGTGTATCGCAGTACGCATTGGCGTCTTTTCAGACAGGTTATTAAATAAAGCTAAAAACTCTCCCCATTGCAATATCCCTTGTTGTTCAAATAAATTGATATTATAGTCATACAAAAAAGACGCAAATATCATTTCTGCGTCTAATGTGAAATTAACGACAGGTATTTCTGGAGATTTCTCTTCATTTAACGGATTTTCTAACTCTTCCGTCCTCTCATTGGTCTTCTTACCTGACGTTAAATCAATATTCAATTTATCTTTAAACACATCGACGAGAAGTTTTTCCTTTTGTGATGGATTTAATTGCGCTAATAGCGAATGATCTACAATAATCATATTCAACGCAATATTTGGTTTCATCCGATCTGGTATATTAACATCGTCAAAAAGCTCCATCATTTTCAAAACATTATCGAAGGATAGGTTCAACTCTATTGCTACTCCTGCCCATTCGTAAATGTCCCTGTTTCTATCGGTGAGTTTAAACATTACCGATCACCTTACTTTTTAAGGTTAGCTAAATATTTAGACTGTTCTTTTTCTGATTTCTTCAATGTTTCTTCTACATATAAATCATTTAGATACCAAACAAGAGATAATAGATTTTTAGCTGATCTACCCGCTTTTTCATATAATTCTTCGAACGTACCTTCACCTAAGAAAGTTTCAACGACATGCTTTGTAACTTCTTTCTGCTTCTCCATAAGTTCTTCGATTTCTTCGTCAGAAGCATCTTTATAGCTTTCTACAAGTGTTTGTAATTCTTCCGACTCTTCTTTGAATCTTTTAATTTCTTTTTGGTATTTAACTAAAGCATCATCATTGAATTCAACGCGGTATACCTTACCAGCAACATCTACATCTTTGTGAGTTTGTTCGAAATTAAATTGAAATACATTTGACATCTATTTCCACTCTCCATTTTTATAGTTTGATATATTATTTAAAGAAAAAGGAGCCGCATTAACGACTCCTTGTTTTACAACGTTGGTGTTGCTTTAGTGAATTTTGGCACGCCATCAAAACTGATTGTGAACTCAATTTCTCCTTTAGCGTTTGCATCTCCACCAGGAGCTTTAATTTCTGAAATAGTACAACGACCTTCCCACTTGTCTCCATTCGGTTCAGTTACTCTAAAATCACTTTTACGAGCCACCCCTACTTGGTTAATACGTTTAAAAATAAAATCTTGTGCTTCGTCACCATAGTATCGATGCCCTTCAAATCCATAAGACATCATGAAACCAGTAATATCACGCTCTGCAGCTCCGCCACCATCATAATAGTATGTTTCATCTGATTCTTCATTATTGTCCGGATCTACCGAAGTAATCCCTTTCGCAATAACGGCATATTTAGCTGTACTCGTTTCTGATACGTTCAACTCGAATTTATATCCATGATTCATTAAAAATCCACCCAAATTAATTACCTCCTATTTCTAATTCCGCTACAAAAAGAGCGGTGTATATTTGTTCGTTAGCTTCTGTTTTATCGACCCAATTAGGCTCCACATACTTTTCCATCATAATGAGATTATAAGTTGTATCAATACTGTGGAAGGTGCGTCTGTGGAGATTGTGAAGCTCGTCTGCGATAGCATCGATGCTTGACATAGCCTCTAATCCATTAGGGCTTTTAACGAGTATTTGGAAATTTTTTTTTATCGTTTCACCTTCGAAATACTGTTCACCCGGAGCGGAGGGGATAATCCGCAAAGCTATGCTCTTCCTTGGTGCATTGTTAGTTCCCACATCTAACACATTCGCTTTGATAGGCGCGTAAACAATATTTGGAGGTAAAACTTTATTTAAATGCTTGATCACGCTTTCTACTAGCCATTTCATGTGACCACATCCTTTAACTCCATTAAAAAAAGTCATCCGTTAAGATGACTTTTTGTTTTCCTAAATAACTTTTCGCCCCTATCGCCTCTCCAATACCGACCTTTTAGAGTTTGATAGTTAATACCAAAATGTCTAGCCCAATCAGATAAGACTTTGGTTTCACCTTCAAAAGTTATAAATACATTTCTTCTTGTGTTTTTTAGCTGTTCTTCTAAAGGTATCCATTTACAATTTCCTGGTTCATAGTTACCATTGAAATCCAAACGTTCAAGTGTTAAATCATCCGAATACCCATTTTCAAGAGCCCATTTCTTAAATATCGGATAATTCATCCACTCTTCGTGTACAGATATTCCTCTTTCGCCATATTTATAGTAATCATTCGCTGATTTATTTAAACAACGACGTTTCATCCCGCTCCATATACTATATAGGCGCTCTTTATGATCGCCATGTTTAGTAATAACCTGTGGTCTTAAACATCCACAGCTTTTAGTATGACCAGTCATGAGATGATTTTTTGTTACTTTTTTTGTATTACCACATTTACAAACACAATCCCAATAAGAACCATTCCTTTGTGTGTGTGAATAGCCAACAACCGTCAAATTCCCAAAAGTCTCTCCTAAAATATCTAGGCTTTTATCCATAGAATCCACCCCCGTGTTAATAACACTATTATAACACGAACGCAAGTTTTACGGTTTGATTTTATAGATTATCGCTAATTGTTCTCTCTACTATTCTAGCCCAATCACTTGCATGTCTAGCCTTGGCTTCCTCGAACCATAAGCCTCGCGCATTTTGATTCGGTTGTTTTGAGAAGTTGTACTGTGGATTGTAATACAAGCGCCTTGCATATGGTGTATCCCAACCAACATGCCCTTCGCCTGGTCTGCTGTATCTGACTCCAGAACGCTTTAATTCCGTTGTATCCTCAGGAGCATAATAATTACTGTCCTTTAGAACTTGTTGGTCTAATGCGAACTGGGCTTTTTCAACAGCATTCATAACATTAGGTTCAATTTGAGAAGTATTAACTCGTACATTAACCCTAATCAACGTAAGTACAACTCCGTATGGTGCGGTCTGTTCGGATTTGTTGTATAAAGTGGTTCAACCTCTTTAATGAACATTTCCTTTCCGTTCCATATAATCTTAGACTTCTCTTTGAAAACCTGATTAGGATGAGCTGAGTTGATAGAATCATGGAATAGAATAGATTGGAATGTCACGCTATCGCCTGTTGTAGCGTTATACACCTTTTCATTTGGTTGCACACGCACTCTTTCGATAATGATAGGTGCAGCGTATGAAGCAGACCCACCGCCCCAAACGTCATCCTCGCCAATATATTCATGATATTCAACGGTATGGATTAGCAGGTGCATCGGGATAGGGATAAGATTAATCATTGTGTTCCCACCCCGCTGTAAAGTAAACCTGTAGGCTCTAAGAACTTGATTGCTCCGTGTGAGAAGCTAGGATCGATAGTCGTCCCGCCTTCAGATTTACCGCCTCTTAGTAATCCATACCGAAACTTACCAACCTGCATAACAGGTGTTTCAACCATAACGTTCGAAGAGGTTTCTCCGTATAGCGCGATGAATTCAGTCTGAGCAGCAGTAGCTTTCATTACTTGTTTTTTAATGAATGGTGCTACTTCATCAAAATTGATACCTTCTAATTTGTAATGAATCATTTGATCGATTACATCAGAGGCTCTTTTAATCATCCGTTTCAGCATATCGTCATCAGCTATAGGAGTCCCTTCGTATTCATTTCTGTAATAATCAACAGTTATATAAGGCATACATTCACCTACTTCTTGGCAGTTGTTTTAGGTGCCTTCAATTCTGCAATTTCTGCCTCTAGCTCATCGATTTTATCCAGAGCTTGATTGTACTCTTGTACCGAAATGTTACGGCCGCCAGTAGCGCGCTTAATGATTTTTCCTTCATCATTAATTTGGTCGAAACCGTCATTCAGATAGCTAGGCAAGAAGTCTTTATCAATGTTTAATACTTTGTTTAAACGTTTTACTTTTACCGTGTTACTCATTTACACCATTCCTTTCTTATATAAAAGAAAAGAGAAGCTATAAAAGCCTCTCTTATGCAGAAGTAATATTAAATTTAACGCCGTCCACTTTAGCGCCTAAGATAAATACATCCCAATATTTGCGCTCGTAGTAAAGGTATTTACCACCAGTAGCAGCACTTGGAGTGTCTAAGTCAACAAACTCATATTTTTGTGGAGCCACTACAGAAAGTGGATGAATCAAGATGATGTTGATTTGTTTTGCAGTTGCATCAGGCACAGCTCCGTTTGTGAAGTTATAAGCAGTTTTCATACGACTAGATGGCACAGTGATAATAGTTACATCATCTAAAGAGTACACACCACGATTAACAGCTTTTTCAGTAGTGCCAGAAATCTCTAAAGTACGTTGTAATTCTTTAGCTGCTTTTACAATCTTTTTAACAGCTGGAGTAATGTACATGATACGTCCAGTTTGCGGAACTTCTGCTTCGTCCATTTCTAACATCATGTTATCAAACACTTCTAAGAAACTTTCAGGAGTAAGAGCAGTTGTATCAGCCGTTTTACCTGCGCCAGTGAACTCTGCGTATAATTTAGAAGCCATGTATTTATCATGCTCTGGAATAGCTTCTTCGTCGTTAAATACGCGAGTAATATTAGCAATAGATACAGCCATATTTGTTTCATCAATGTCTGCTGGATCAACTAATGTACGGAATTCACGGTCATGACCTAAAGTTTTTGGTTCGAATGAGTTGTCAACGCGTCGCGTATAGTTTCCAACAACATCGCGGTTTACGTCTGTATAACCACCGACTTTAATTCGTGGAATCTGAATTGTTTTTGGGCCTGTCCATTTCACGACATCATTATTTGGTGTTGCGTATAATGCACCGAATGCCGCCCCTTGTGAAAACTTTTGAACAAGTACCTCTTGATATTGCGTTGCATAATTTAATGTAGCCATGTATAAAACATCTCCCTATTTTTCGTATTTTTGCAAAATAAAAAAGCCACCTATAAATGTGACTTGTTTAAAAACTATTGCTTTTTGACTCCAAACGCTGCGAACCATTTATCAGATTCTGACATTGTTGTTTGTTGGTGGTTACCTTGTGAAAATGTAGGTTTCGGCTTTCCTGTATCTGTTGGCGGCTGCTCTACTACACCTTTAAAGTGTGGGAAATCAGCTACAACTTGCGCAATAGCTTGCGTGATATCTACATCACCGGTTACTTTTGTCTTCGCAAGCGCGATAACAGCGTTTAAATTCTTCTCTTCTGTAATACCAGCTTTAATAGCGGCATTCTCAGCCTGAAGATTGAACAACGCGCCTTCTTGCTCTTTTACTTGATTCTGATAGTTAGTAAGCTGTTCTTGTTGCTTCTCTTGATCAGTTTTTAGTGTTTCTTGATGCGCTTTCCAATCAGTAAGTGTCTGCGTTAATTGATCAACGTCTTCCACTCCTAATCGTTTTAAAAGCGATGCTTCATGTTCTGCTTTTGCTGCATCCAACTGTTCTTGTGTAAATGTCACAGGAGCAGGCGATGTTACTTCTGGCGGTGTATCAGGTGGAGTAACTGGATTTACTGGCGGTGTTACACTCGGGTCACCTCCTTCCGGTGCAGGTGGTGTTAAATCATTAAAATACTGCATATTTGTTAAACGTAAACGGTATTTGTTTTTCATAAGAAACACTCCTATACTGTATATATTTTCTCTCTTTCCGGTCTTCTTCTGCGTCCGGTAGCTTTAATAAAGTCCCTCATGGCCGCTTGACGCTGCGACACTTTTTGTTTTGCTAATTTTACGCCTTCTTTGTCGCCAAGTTCTTCTAATAACATGACTTCGCGCTTCGCCTTCTTAATATCTCTTTCAAGAGAACGCTGTCTCTGACTTTCTTTGTATACGCGGTTATTCTCGGCGTAATCTTGAGGTTCATTCCTTTTCGTTGACATACCAGGTATGTATGGATATTTAATGTGCCGGCAGTTAACACCAAGTATCCCAGCTGCATCTCCATAAGAAGTTGTGGACCATGCAGGGTATTTCTTGCTTTTACCACTCATAGAGAATATACGCCCCTGATACGGAGCGCATTTAGGCGATTCTCTTATAATTTTCCATCTTATAAGTCTGGACTATATCATCACTTTAAATAATAAAGTGTCGTGCGCTTCGAACGGTGATTAAATCCGCCCTACGCCTTTCGGCTAGTCTCTACACTTTCATGTACCTTCCATCTATAACCATAGGCAGTTCTTGTTTCGCTTTTTCCAGCTTTTCTGATGGTTGCATAATCTGCTTTTATATATTTTGTGTTTCCTTTAATCCATCTAGCTGCATCTGCTAAACTTTCAAATGTCATTATCGTCTTTAATGTATGTTTGTCTAACATTGTGATAGATTTCATTCTCGGCTTACTAGCTTCCCTCATCTTCTCTACACACTCATTACGGAATTTTTCATTACTTTTCATCATTTCTACGTAAATAGCATTAGCTTTTTTCAAATCCTTTTTATTCTGTTCCTTGTATTCTTCGTTAAGAAACCTTTTCTTTTGATTTTCACTACGTTTCTTTCGAAAATCCGGATCATCCCAAGATTTTCTTAACGAATCCAAAAGTTCTTCTCTTTTTTCTTCCCAAAGTTTCTTTGAGGCTAAAGATATTTTATCTTTGAACTCTTCTGATTGGAAAATTTTCATTAACTTTTCTTTGTAATCTTCATTTTTCCACAATTCTCTTGTTATATGACGCTGTTTTTCTCTATGTTCCTCTGTCCTATGATTGATTGTCATATTTTCGATTGCCTTTTTCATAATTTCATCATCTAACAAAGGATTCCTTGTGTTTAGAGTTTGATTGTAACCGTGATTCGTACTGTCATATAGCAAAATGTAGAAGTATTCTTTATGCTCTAATTCTTCCTTAGAGCAATACTCTAAAACCTCAAAAGAAAAGTTATCTATTCCGTATTTTTTAAAAGCTAAGTAGAGAGGGTAAGAATGATTTCCGTTCATACATTTGTGATTTTCCCAACGTTTTGGGATATTAATACTTTGACCGATATAACATTTTCCGTTTAACTTGTTTGTTATTTTATAAATACCTATAGTTTCCGTCATAATATCACCTCTATAGGAATATTATAACATTTTACCTTGGAAGGTAACACACTTAGCACGGGATTGACCTTTTTTCGGAGGCGTCCCCCGTTAGCAGTAATATTAATTACCACACCCAATAATCAATTGGTTCACACGATTTATAGCGCGCCCGTATGTTAACGCGCTCCCATATGACTGCTTGTTTCGACTAAATCAACACCGTAATCTTTCATGCGTTCATCCTGCATTTCGTTGGCCACGTTGTTACTAGTCGAGCGACATACCATATTTACATAGGCTTCTGCACTCCATTTTCTCCCTGACTTATCAACAAAACCCGGAATACCTTTATCAGACCATTGTGCGATAGCCTGTCTAACGGCTTGTTGTTGCGTTATGGTGCCCGTAAGCATCTTACCGACAGTTGTATTTAACACATCTAGATACATTTGCTCAGAGTGTTTTAACATCGTCGTATTGACGAGATTTAATGTACTGAGCGCTTGATTTACGTATGCGTTCAGAATACCAATTAAAGCAGCGTTAGTTGTAATTGGAGGCGCTACTTCTAATAAGCCTAGTTTCACGGCTTGACTGTAGATATCTTCATGATCATCAATAGCAGTAGAACCGGCAGCTTTGAGCATCGCTTTTACTTCTTCTACCGTTTTACCGCTATGCTTTGCAAGAGTATCTAATTGTTGTTTATTTAAGGTACCTAACTTATTTAGCTGTACCATGCGCCAATGTTGATACTCGTCGCCATTTTCAGCTGCCAATAATAAAGGCATATCATGTTTTAGCATTCTAGCCATATTTAAAAGCAACTCTTCTTCTATCGCACTGTAAATATCTACTACGAATAAAGAAAGCTGCTGCGATTTCTCTGGAGGTAAAGCCATTTATTACTCACCTCCGTTATTAGTTTGTTCCTGCTCCGGTTTCCCTTCTAGATTAAAGAAGTCAACATTCTCCGGCATAGCCATCCTATTTTCTTCTATAATCTGTTTTAGCAGTTGTTCTGCTTCTTCTTCGGAAATTCCGTGAATCTTCATCAGAGCCTTTATTTTGCTTGTTAAACCGTTTGTAACAAGTAAAATTTGTTTGTTAATTTCAGCCGCCTGATCTTCTGCAATAGAATCGTCAAACGTCACTGTAACTTCGTAGTCTTCAGTAGTACTAAATGTTCCGTATAACTCAGCAATATCGACAATAACGTCAACTAAGTCCCTGATACAATCTTCTAATATCGTTTCGTGAGATTGTTTTGTTTTGAATGTCTTAGAGTTTTCACTCACAACTTCAGTAGCTGTTTTAACTCCTTGACCATCAAAGCTAAATGCACCTGCAGAGAATCCTGTTTGCATTGATAGGTAATTTAATAGAGCATTTATAGCTGCTGTGTGTTCCTCTACACGTAACTCTACCGATATATCTTGTATTCGTTGGTCTCCCTCAAGTTTCATCGCCTCATACACTTCATCAGAACTATCAAAGTAACGATGTGGTATACCAGAGATTGGATCTACAACATGCTTGATAGCAGAAGCAGGTACGATAATCCGCTTCTTACCTAACACGAATTCCCTTTGGAAACTGTCGAATGCGATATCAAGCGATTTAAGAACATCTAAAGAGTTCCCGTACATTGAAACTCCAAGTGGAGAATATAAATCTAGATTATTTGCCGTATTAGGCTTGAAGTATACGAATGTAGGGCGCGATAAGTTTTTGATTCTTACCTCATCTTCTAAGTCCTGGTATAATTCTTTTAATCCTGTTCTCACACCTAATTCGCCTTTATTACGACTTACATACAGTTCGTTTTTAATTACATGTTGCGGGCCTTCGCTTGTTCGTTCAATTAAATGCCATTCTAAAAGCGTATAATATTTACCTGCCTTCGTAGACTCGTTAATAAACACACCTTCAGTTACTTTATTGTTATCCCATGATACGGGGACAAAACAATCTGCAGTAACGAACGATAATTTAATCCCTTCGTTGTAATACACCTTAATCACCATACCACCGAGTGATAACATGTATTCAAGGTATCTCTGAAATTCCCTATAAAAATTATTTTCATCTAAAACGTTCTTGATATTATCGAACAATGTTCCGTCTGATATATTAATAGAACATTTCTCGTTAAAAATAAGAGAAGACATTTCTTGAGTCACTACTTTCGCCATGTTCAGCGATGCCATACGGCGCTGCTTCTGACCTTCAACCGTTTGGTATTTAAGGTCGTGCCATTCGCTGAAATGACCGCTATAGATAGCCTTCCATACGTCTATCTGCTTGTATGATTCTTCATTAATGGTAATCTTTCGATTGTCAGTGACTTTCTTAATACCGGAAATTAAGCCCATTTTGTAGAGCAGCTCCTTCCCTTTGTTGATTAACCATGTAAACACTATTTATCACCTACTTTACATAGTTGTTATAGAAGTAATTTCCTGCATAGCGTGCTTCATCCAAACTGTGGTTGTATGCGTCTATCGGAGAACCATTATCTTGCCGTACATACATACCGATTTCTTTTAAGAAATGATAATGATCGTATTCGTCGCACTCAACAATGTAAAACTGCTCATTCGTCATTAAGTTCTGAAGTCTTTCGATACCAACTTCCATTCCTTTAGCAGAGCTACTGACATCGTGTGCATTGTTATCTGCACCTGTCGTATTAATCCCTAATAAGTGAAGTTCTTCTCTCAAGGACTTACACGCAGGGTCAACAAACACTTCTGTATAGCGTATTTGGAATCGCCTTACGCACCATTCTATAAATAATTTGATTTCTTTTGCGTATACAGACATTGCTTTTACTTGTCCTGTTTCTGCTCCACTATGATAGTAGTGAGCGACACGCATCAATCTGAATTTATCTTTGAAACGAGTTACGATATTACAAGCACAACTTGTAGCATCGGATTGACCACCGTCAGCAGTGAAAAACATTTCGTAACGATCACCGAGTACCGCATGTTCAACATTCTTGTTCATATCAAACATGGAGTAGATAACACCCTGAGGCATTACACGCTTTCCGTACCAATCTCGTTCGAGTAAATACGGATTCTTAGAAAGTACATCATATATTTCCTGCTTACGTTGGTCTGTTAATATCGGATTATCATTAGGTGTCCAATGCGTCCAACGTGTATTTTGAACGTCGAATACTTCCGATATAACAGGATGGTTAGGAGCAGGAGGGTTTAAGTCTGCTAAGTGATAACGGTCTTGAGCAGCGAATGTACGACGGAAGCATTCTTGAATCATACCCATGTTCAATAAGTTGATTTCACAAAAGACTACACTTCCAAGTGACATACCTGTTATAGCGCCGACACTGTTGCTTTTTCCTCCGCCTTTATAAAAGACACGTTTAATTCCGTTTGGCGTGTGTATTTCTAAATGAGACCCTAACTCGTTATGTTTAATCTCTGCAAGATTACCAAATATGTGCTGTAATCCAGTACCGTCACCATCTATAAATAAACGCTGCGCTTGCTCCTGGTTATAAGCGACAATTAAATGGTTTGTATCTCTTGTCCACGACAAATAATCAGCATACCGAAAATGGCCTGCTGTTGTTTTACCGCTACGGGGCGTCCCTTCCAGTACATCAAACGTGTAATTATAAGGACGATAAATAGCTTCTAATTGTTTGGGTGAAAACTTAATCGCTGTTTTGCTCATATTGTTTACGCCCTTCTATTAATGCATCTAACAATGAAGTATCTTTCGTTTGACCACGTAACTTCTTAGCACGTAATTTAGCGAATTCAGTATCAGCTTGCGTTTTCTCAATGGTTGTTTTCATTTGAACTAGTTTTAATCTTCTTTCATCATCAGCATTTGCTAACTTATCAAATCGTTCAATCATAGAGGATAATGCTGTCATAGCGCGCGAATAAGCTGTAAGTAAATTAGCTTGTTTATCCCATGCAAACTGCACTGTATACGCGTCTCCATTTAGTGATTCGCTAATCATCTCTTTTGACATATCGTTTTGAGTACGAACATGCATAATACGTTGTGAATTAAGGATGTTGAAGTATTGTAATTGAATAGAATGGAATAGCATATCTAATTCAGTATGGTTTTGTATTTCATCCAGCAATTCCATTGCACGTGGATCGTCACTCGGGATTATCTTCCTAAACAATCCATGTGTCATAGCGTTATGGTTCTCTTTTGGCGCCCCATGTCCTACTGCATTCTTATTACCCCATTTAGGGTTCTTGTTACCCGAATTGCCCACTGCATTCTTATTACCAATGGGTGCACCTGTTTTCTTGGTTTGGGTGCATCCTTTTTCTTGGTTTGGGTGCACCCCTTTTCGATTCCAACCATGCCTTTTTCTCCAGGACTTAATTGTATTTACACTGACCTCATATTTTTCAGCCAGTTCCTTATACTTCATGCCTTGCATGTAATCTTCTTTGGCTAACTCGTGTTTTTGTTTCACTCCATATCACCCACCACCTTCTATATTAATAGGAAGAAACTCGTTACAATTCCCCCTCACGGTAATCCCTAATTTAGTCTTGAAATTCTCAAAAACTCGATGTATTATATTTTTGTGTTTTTCTCAGTTCCCAAGCCGAGAATACATCATCACTTATGAAAAAGGACCCGAACTCCAGCGGGTTCTTTTTGTAAAATAAAAAGCACCCACTATATGAACGCTTCGTGTTATTATATTTAAGCTATATTAATTCAGATTGCAGGTGAAACAAATGGAGAATAAACAACCTGAACAAAAGTACGATCTAAACAAGATATACACATACACAGAACATCCTGATAAAATCAGCGGTCGCTGTGATAATTGCGGAAATACCGCATTCAAAAGTTCCGTTAAAAATTTCATCTATTTAAGAGAATGCCGTAAATGCGGCATGAAGAAAAGTATCTAGCCCAGGTAGGGCTTTTTTCTTTATAAACTAAAAAAGCAGCGGATTCGCTACTTTAATTTCTCTTCAATTTCTTTCAATTCTCCTTCTACTCTATATCCATCCCTAAAAGGTTCAATGTAAACAAGTCTCTTGCCCTCTTCCCAAACTTGCAACGTATTTGCACCAACATCAGATTTATAAATGTTTAATGCTTCATCTTGACTAACTGTCGCTAAGATTACATTAGCTTCATTAATACATCGAAACTGTTCGACAATGTAAACTTTCACAAAATCACTCCAAAAGAATCTTATTTTTAAAAATCCATAACGAAAATTAATTTATGCAGGGAAATTAATATTTCATACACAACGTTTTCAATTTAGTTTACATAACCATTCTTATCGGCAGTTGATAAAAGTTGATATTACGGGAAATCGTTGAAAACACTCACTTCCTGTAACATATCATTCCAATTCTTTATGCATGATTTTATACATAGCGTAGTTTAGCGGGTTTTCAGCACCTAATCACCGTTATTTCCTGCATAAACTTCCCCTTGTTAACTATCTCTATTTTTGTTCAGTTTTTTTGAACAATCCCCATTTTTCAGCTACATGAATGGAATGTTCTGTTTGTTCTGTTGTCATTCCCATAAAAACAAATATTTCTATTATTTCTTGTTTTGAATAGCCTTGATTAACCATTGATTCAATAACATCAGCTAATATTGTAAATCTCATGTTAACCACCTTCTATTTTCGTTCGTTGTGTTCGTTTGTTTTGTTAGAATTACTTACCCAACAGATAGTCCACCCATTCAACTTGTTTCTTCAATTCCTCATCAGGCATATTCTCTAATCCTTTAAGAGTGTAATCTTCTCCAAACTCTTTTCTACCATCAATGACGAATTGAATCATTTCTTCTCTAGTCATGTTCTTATTACCACTTATCTTTCCTTAACAACAAACAAGACGCCACCCAGATAACGGAAGCGCCTACGATAATTGCTATTGGTTTAATCATTTATATTCGTGTTCCTCTACATATCGCTTTAGTAATTTCATTTACATCTGTAGTGGTTTTAATTACTGGACTGAAGTTAAATGTCTGAACAGGTTTATTCCCAAACTTCTCCATAATCTTTTCTAATCTTTCAAACGCTTCTACACACTCATTAGCTGCAGCAGTTAATTCTTTAATGTTTTCATTCACTTCTTTTGTATCAACTTCTACCTTTAATGACAATCCATTCTTTTGCTCACTCATCATTATCCTCCTAACCAAATGTCCATTTTGTTCAAATTCACGTTTAATGTGTAATTTCTATATAACAAAGAAAATTATTCTTTCTAAACCAGGGAACTAACATACGATTCAAGGTAATCGGCTAATTCCCGGTTTACAAAGAACAAAAAAGCCATCACCGAAGCGACAGCTCTTTACAACTATAAAAATATTAAAGGGGATGGGAGAAATAATTCACGTTCGTAACATAAGGGGATATGTTTATGTGAATTTAAGGTCAAGATTACTCTCAACCTTCTCCAAGCCACCGCATCAACTGTTTTGGCTACACGCCCTGTGTTCGGTGACTGGGAGAAGAGTAAGAGTTTTAATAACTCTTGTTGCAATTCTTCTCGTTTATACTCCATAGAGATTGTCCTGTGATTTTAGGGCATCACATACCACATGTCGAATGAGAGCTATGGTGTAACTCTCTTATAAAGGTTTTTTAATTTATATCCAGAGGGCATATGTATATTCCGTCCCCCTGTTTGAACCAATATACAAGGAGAACAGTAGACTGTCTATATTGGCTCAAACAAAGAGCGGAAGCTCTCTGCACAACGAAAGATGTGAGTAATTCGTTAAAAGTGTAAATCATTTCGTCCAAATTGGTGAAGAAGATGCCTATTTTAATATTTGTTTTCTTTCAATAAACGTGATGTTCATTTAATCATAAATAAACCACCCCATTCCATTTCCAGAAACAAATAACAGAGAGTAATAGACTTATATTCACTATCAACCCAGGGACGCATTCTGGGCTGAATGGTAAATATAATAGAAACAGCATGACGAATGCGAGTTATCTCACACCCGCCACACTGGAATATGTCTTAATTAGTTTTAATTTGTTTTAGCAATCCTTTTCTTCTTTAAAGGGAATCATACCACCCTTAACCACGGATTTTTACCGCCGACAGCCTGCACCTATACATTTTGTTGCAGTAACGTTTTGTTAATGGGGGTTATTCTGAAACGGATTGTGATCACAGAATAAGTACGCTATCCCCTTAGTTATGTCGTTATCAAAGGACTTGTACATTAAGAATACCGTTGATTTCATTATCAAAATTCCCCCTATTTAGTCCCCTTTTTTGTCGGGATTTTGTCGACGTTTTCAAATCACAATAACGTTTTGTTCAATCTTCTATCAAGCTATCAACTAAGTTACGTAACCTTTTTACTTCTTTCTTTAGAGCACGTTTTTCATCGTCAAGTTTCTCAATTTCATCATCGTAAAATGAATATGGTTGATTACCACACCAAATTTTGTATTCATCATTATCAGAATCATAATTTACCGACATACATGATGGAGGTTCTAGCGACCGTACTACTTTTATCATTTCATCCCATGTTTTCGCCGTTGTATACATTGACATTTTATTTCCTCACTTTCGTATGATATTCAAATTTATATTTAAATCATCCCTAAAGATGTAGCAATCAATCGAATCGCATTTTTCTTCTTATAATAGAAGTGATCTTTCTTCATCGATAATTCAGTGTAAATGAAGCTGTCCTTTGGCTTATCTGCATTTAAGTACTTCCTTTTGATAATCTCAGCCTCGTCATAATCTAAAACGTACTGTAATGCCTTATCAATTTGTTTGAATTTGATGTTACTAATATGTCTTGTGTTTCTAATTTCAGGGAACAAACTAATTCCTTCATGTTGTAACTCCACTTCATTCTCAAAACGAGTTTTTAATGCACGGTATTCCTTTAGTATTTTCACTACTTCTTTCTGAACCTGTTTTTCTGTCTCTCTATCGATAGCCGGTAATAATGTTAATTGTCTCTCCATGAAGGAATCCCCCTATTTCTGAATTTATCTTTTTACATTCACATTAGGTACGTGAAATTTTACTATTTCATTGTTGAATAAGGGAACGATACTTACAATACAGCCCCCACCACACTGTGAAGCATTGTTCCACTATTCATTAAGCTGTTTTTTGCCCTACTGTTATTCCACTACTAAACCGCCACCCGTCATTTAAATGGTCCATTAACTCTTGATACGTAAATACATCGAATATCGTAACGCACTGATTATCTCCAAACCCTGGTTCTTTCCGAAACAACATATACTCTCGTGTACCCTCGTATCTTTTTATAACACTCACCCCTTATTCTCTAATCCAACCTTTTTGCTTGTCCTTTTTAACTACAACTAACTCCTGTTGGTATCTATGTTCAAACATCTTCTTAAAGTATGGAAAACGATCATTAGCATACCCTTTTACATCTATTACTTCCTGCGTTCCATCTTTATAAGTAACAAGGAAATCAGCTGTAAATTTCCAGTCTCTACGTTTCTTTCGCTTGCCCTCTCGTGTTGTAATATAAAACCCTTCAAGGAGCATGTACTGAGGTTGTAGCTCAATCTCGACAACCTCAGGATTACTCTTTAGGAATAGGTAATATTCCGCTTCTGTTTTACTATCAAACTCAATTCCTAGTGCTACTGTTTTTCTACTATTAATACGTCCTGCCTTCTTTTTACGTTTGAACAATTAGTTACACCATCTTTTATATTTAATATGTTGTCTTTTAAAATAAGCAGTACGCTTATACTTTTTTATCGTTCTTTCACATTTAATTACAAACTCTTTAATCTGATTCCACACCCTTAGGAACAACTCCTTAAATCGAGCCATTTCTGGGCTATCCATGATTTCCTGAACCATTACTCTCTGCTTGTCCTTATCCGGTTCATTAATTGCTGCTTCTATGCTCATTTTTAAATACTGCATTTTCTCTTCCATTCTTCTAACCTCACTTTCTACTCCATTTGTCCTTTGCACTCTTCAAGAAAATCAATAACTTCCTGAACATGCTCCCTCGTTGTCATACTCTCCATCACATGTCCTGCATCGTCATAAACATTAACCTTATCCCCTGTGAACTCCATTCCGCACATTCCGTCTGTACCTAATAGCTTTACGTTACCTTCCATTCTATTAACCTCACTTTCTATTCAAAGGATTATTTTGTTGAGTTTTAGATACTTTCATTGATTTTATCAATAAGCTCATTTAATTCCGATTCTGTTTCCATGTCTGCTGTATTATCAGCGATCTCCTGTAATTTTGTAGATAATGCTAATAAGAAACTAGTTGATGCATGCATTTCTCTCTACCTCCTACATTTTTTTAATTTGTTCATTTGTTTCTTCAATTGACTCCAACCATTGGTTAACAACTTCTTCTTCCGTTGCTCCTGATTTATTAATAACTAAATTTATATGTTCGTCCAGTTTTCTATATAAATCATACTTATCCATTTTTCTTCCTCCCCTGAATAAAACTCAATATTCCGTCAATACTATAGATGACATGGTAATCTTTCTCCATTACCTGAGCAGTTAGCTTTTGCTAGCTGCTCTTTATTTTTGAATACTAATCGTGATTTTGTACCATACTAACCATAAGCAGTTATCTTAGCAGTGATTTCTGCCCGGAATCTTTTGTCAAAACGGAGCGGTCAGTTTTTGCTAGCCGCTCTTTTATTTTTTTACAACGTCTTTTGGGCAAGCACGTAAAATGTATGGCAATTCTCCTGTTTTAGATAAACCAAAGTCCCCTAATCTCGATACCATTACCACGGTATATTCTTCTCCTTTATAGAGAACTTTTTCACCTTTTAAAATACCGTTATAACCAACTATCCTGTTGTATCCATACATTGTTACACCTTTTAATTTCTTATCAAGTTCAATCATTGCAATTGTCTTAATACCATCATTATTCTCTTCTGCTTCATGCCACTTTATATCTTCCAATCTTTATTCCTCCTTGAATAAAGCCCAAAATCTTGGCCATACTATAAATAACACTTAATGATTGAACTTCCTTCTTAACGTTTCTTTCGTAGAGCAGTTAGCCTTTGCTAGCTGCTCTTTTATATTCCTGTAATTCCTTCTCGAGTCTTTCAATATGTTCATCCCTTATTTGAACATCATCTTTTAAAAACTCAATTTCCTCTTTAAGTTTCATCCGTTCGTTAAACAATTGGCGATATTCGTGTATAGATGAATCACGACTTGCTCTAAGAAGCTCAATTTCTTTATTCCTCTGTTTAAGCTGCTTTACAGCATGATCGAAATCAGCTTTTAATAATTGATACTTTGTAGAGCCTTTCATCCTAGCACCTCATTTCTCTACAAAATGAAATTTCTATACTAATTACCTTCATCTCTCATAATCCAATTCAACCTCATTACTACCTGGTCCAAAATAGCTATTTGTTTATGGACGCCATCACGATATTCTTCACTATGAATTTTTGAAAATCCATTTCGGACCCGTTTTAAATTGGATGCTCTTCTTTCTAAATCAGTGATAAGCTGTTTAACTTCTTCAGATTTCAAACTGCACATCCTTTTCTACTCAAATAGCGTTTTTATAGTAATTTAGTTCTAGTCAGTCAAAACAAAAACACTGCAGTGTTTTGCCAGTAAGTCAATGAAATAACGATTTTGTTTAATTTCTAACTTTTATCACATTAGTTTTAAATGCTTCACCCTTACGGTTAAAA